CCTAACTCACTCTTCAACGGCCACCAGCATTCGCGAGTCTGCGAATTCCTAACCTTGTCACCAGACATGTTTTGCCATTGAACAGTAAGTTGGTAATGACCTATACGAGCGAGCTCGAACATCGATGGTTGGAAATGGATCGATGTTTCGGTCATTCCTCTTCACCTACTTCGTGTACTGCGCACCGACCTAAAGGCCGGATACTATTACAGCTGAAGCAGGCTTCGATTGTGCATCCACATGACTCCTTGTCCTCCATCAAATATGGTTTAGGACAACACGCCATGCTACTGCCTCCGTGTAAAATTATTAAAAGTTTTTTTTGACACTTGCGCACCCTATTAACCAAGTATAGTATAGGGTGCGCCTTGCTTCTGGCGTTGCGACATCTCCCTAAGGTCGCTGACGGACTCCAGAGTCTTCTTGCTGCTGCAGTTGAAAACTCCGTTTTCATTCTGCGCATCTGCGAATTGCCGCAAGTGTTGAGAAGATGGAAGTGATGTGTCATTCCTCTTCCTCTCCGCAATTGCATTCATCTTGGAATGTTTCTGAGATACATCCTGCAGAGTGATCCAATTTCTCCTGGCGAACAGAGTTCGGTTTACAAACACGGCATTCGCAGAGTTCACTGGCAATATGCTTCTTCCAAGAGGAATCTGCAGACAGCCATTTCCAAATGCCGTCCTGTTTGATTTTGCAATACAATTTCATTTCCATTCCTCCACGTGTTCGATGCAGATCCAAATATCTACATTACGGCAAACGCGCATTTGACGCTCGCCCATCACACTAACAATTCGTGGGTTTACGAACGCAAACCGCCCGCATTTGATACATTGAACTTCCCTGTCCATGTATACACGAATCAGTGAGTTGTAATAAAGTCTTACTTTATGCACATACGCCGGAGCCGTATACCAAAAGGAAATCTAAGAATCCCATTTGGTGAGCGATCAAAGTACCTATCAGGTATTCGATACGTCGTTCCACGATATGCTCCAAAATAGTAGCAGATTTTGCAGCTGTTAAAGCAGAGTCTGTGATTGCATCTGGCGTAGCCATTCAAATCGCCTCTGATTTAATTCCTCGATACTTACCAGGGGCAAGTTCGATTAATACAGAAAAAACATCTGAAGGAATTGCTGACTTTATCTCGAACTCGAGATGACCCATCAATGCAGAAAAACCACCCATGGTTGCACGTCCATCTTGGATACAGGTATCCTGGACAACCAATGGTTTCGGAGTATTAGCTGCACCACCTGCATATTGCACTTGAGAATATGGAGGTGCATCATTTTCGTCCTCGAGATTATCGATGACGTCGTCAATGGTAGTACCATAATCAAACAAGTTGACAAGTGGATCCGCAGAAGCCGTAGCTGGAACTGCTGGATCTGTGACCTGGACCGTCGCTCTGGATTCTCCATAAGACTTGATTAATCCAATCGAAGTTCTACTTCCAGCCGCACCAACGTGGTCGCCAAGAAGTGTTCCAAAGAATTCGTCGTCAGTTGTAGTTCCGTCCGGAGTAACGAAAGTACTGACGTCCCAATTCAATGCAGCTGCTACTGCACCTCCACCATTGTCTAAAGGTGAAGGTAAAGTTGCACCGGCCATATCTGTCGATAAAAATATCTTAAAATCTGACCATGTTCCAGTAATGTTACCAGACAACTGACCTGTAGCGGTCTTATTCATCTGTTTCCATGCCTTGAATGCTCTATGCCAGGCGTTTCTTGCAACCCAAGAATCTGGGGCAGTCGAGACGCTTACCCTGTTACCCAAATTTGGGGTATTAGAAGATACCACTGTTATCTTCTTGACATGGTAATCTCTGCCTGCACGATATAATCTACGATTCATTCTAGATAAATCTCGTGCTAAGTCAATAAAGTGGGAAGTCTCTGTTCCAGCATCCCCACTGTTCGCCAATTCATACCGAAGGTATCGAACCGCCGGAGTATCTTTCTTTTTTGAAGCCATAATGCTCGCCTAACCAACCGGTTGTGCGTCGCCTGTATAATGCTTCCCCGATAAACCGCCTATTATGCGGTAAATCGTTCACTTTAGTTACATAATTTGTAACTTTAGTGAGGTAATCCGCCAATTTCACATTTGAAAAGCGGTCTACCTGTACAGTTCTCTGATTATTGGGATCAAGTTCCCAATTAACCAGATGGGCCAAAGTCTTACGATCTACAGACTTAGTCCACATCTCTTTGAGCTCACTGTAGTCTATGCTCTGCCACTTGCAGATCATATGGACGTGGGCATGCCAATATTCGCTGTTGACGGATTCAACCTCAATTGTATAGAACCCACTGATTGGAAATCCCCTGCGCTTCAGTTTAGTACGTAAACTTCTGAAGCTCTTTCTTAACGTTGTCAATTGGTCTTCGACTGAAGCATGGCGAATTTCGTACCATGCTCCTGGTAACGTAAGAGTTACGAACCGATACCTGGAAGGATTCGGAATAACATGCTGATGGAAGAAATCATCAACAGTCGATCTAAGTTTAGATCGGGCCCTATACTGGCAAGCCCAGCAAGTTCGCCTACCACAACGTTTCGTTCCGTAGACGACATGGCCTAACTCACTCTTCAACGGCCACCAGCATTCGCGAGTCTGCGAATTCCTAACCTTGTCACCAGACATGTTTTGCCATTGAACAGTAAGTTGGTAATGACCTATACGAGCGAGCTCGAACA